TAATTGATATGGAAGAGAGATTCGCTAAGATGGAGGACAGTTGATAAAGTGGCACAAGGACGGTTGATTCCGTCCTTTTTTATGTCATAATAATAGTATAGCAATCAAGGAACACATGAAAAGACAATTCACAAAGACTCAAATTCTCGATCAGTTCAAATACAATTTGAAGGTTGAGATTCTTGCAGGCAGAATTTCAAAGACAGATAAACCTGCTATTGCAATGTCTTGGAATGTGTTCACTGATGGGTTACATCGTGATGGTTATATTACTGACTGGCAAGTCAACAATTGGACCAACCCATTTTACGCTTAATCATGCAACTTACAGAAACTTTATTCAACAAAATTATGTCCTGCAATTCAAACACCGAAATTATGGAATATCTCTTTGAGCAAGTCTTAGAAGAGTTTCCTGACATTACTGAAGATCAAGCAGCAAGTCTAGCATCTGCAAGATTTTGGGAGTTAGCACAATGAAAAGATTCATTCAGTCAATACAATTTGATTTTACAAATCATTTTGGCAATCCATATACAAATACATCTAAAGATCAGCAAGAAGAGATTATTGCCGATGCTAAAAATGTATTGTGGGATGCATCAACCGTAAACCAGTTAAAAGAACAATTAGAAATTACATATGGTTATAAAGTAATTCAAGTTATATCAGATTTTTATCTTCCAGTTGAGTATGTGTGACAGTTATCAAACTGTCCACTAATCTCCCCACGGTCCCCAAAATCGTGTATATTAAAAGAGTCAAACAAAGGAGCATCAATGCAACTCACTAATTCCGCCGTCATCGTTGACTATTTTCCTGAAGCATTCATTGCTGAATCATGTGAAAAGAAGGGGATGAAAGTTGTAGTAAAACGTTTTTCAAAACGTGTTACTTTCCGTGCTAATGGTATGAAGTCTTATAGTGTAATTACTTTTACAGATTTCAAACATGAAATTGCATCAAGAATTGCAAAGGGTGCTGAGGTTACTGCATTCAATACTGATAAAATGCCATCTAGTGAGTATATGCCAATGGCGTGTGTAGGTTGAGAAACTGTCACACTAGGACCCTATTCTAGGGTCCTACCCATTATAATAGTAGTATACAAACAAAGAAACAAATGCCAAACATTTCACTCTCAGAATTCCAAGACATCAAAACAAAAAGAGATCAAGATGTTAAAGACGTTGCATTTTATGCTCAGGAATTGTGCCATCGTTTAGTATGTCAAATGACTGACTATAAAGTGAACATGCTAACAAAGAATTCAATTAGATTCTCTCAGGGTGATAGTGTACTGGGCAAACGTGATGACCTAAGTGATTATGCTAAGGAGCAATTAAAAGAGATCGAAGTCAACGGAATTGAAGATAAGTTCACACTTAAGAATGGACGTAAGTATATCAAACTTATTCATTCTGATCGTGGTGGACATGGTTCAGTTCACGCATTTATCGACAAAGTAACTGGTGACGTGTATAAACCAGCATCATGGAATAAACCAGCGACTCACGTCCGTTATAATCTTTTGAATGAAGATTCACGCCGTGAATGTTTCGCTCGTGCAGATTGGGCGGGTGGTTATCTCTATATGAGATAATTACCTCAATCATTTTTGTAAACTTCGCTTTAATCAAATGCAAATTATTGAAACTGATCACCACATTATCGAATTTGAAACTAAAAGGGATAAGAAGATCATGATGCAAGAATGTGAAAAATTAGGTGTCAATTTGGATTATTATTTGTTTGAGTTTGATTGTACTGAAGAAGTTGAAGAATGGGATCCACAAAGTGACACTTACTAAAGTGTCCACTATTGGTTGTAATTGTCCATAATATCCCTTATTATAATAATAGTTAAGCAATCAACCATTATGGACAAAACTCAAACAATCATGAACAGAATCGTTCAGGTAGACAACTTTCAAAATATGGCATGTTGTTGTGCTAATTGGCAAGAATTTGTTGAAGAGTTAGCAGAATGGGGTGTAGATGGATGCGCTAAAATTGACTTTGATGATGCTGATTTAGATGTTGCTAAATTAGATGCATTCATCAAAGCAGAAAATGGTTATGTAAGGGAGGTTGCATAATCATGAATGATCAAAAATTTCAAGCAGCATATTCTAACATGCTTCGCAGTTACTCATTCGGCAGACATTTTTGGTTAGATGAAGAAAACCGTTTTTGTAGTTGTCCAACATTTGAGAATGGAAATCCTGATCTAGATCATATTGATTATGTTTCAGATTGGACCGATTTAGATGATGTTAATCTTGATCAATTATTTTTTATTCATGCTCACCTAATCAGAAACTATGATCAAGCATAATCACAATGTCCCGCTAATTGCAACTACTCTTGTGACAGTGGTATTAGTGGCACATACTTACATCAATTCTACATTATTACCCATTATAATAAGTACATAACACACAAAACATTATGAGCAATTACGAAGCACTTTTAACTCTCATCGGTGACATTAACAATTCATTTTCTCATATTGAAGATGAGAATGCCGCCGCTATATGTGACGGTGATATGAAACTTTTAGATAAAGCAGTTAAGAGATTCAAAACAACTGTATGGTCGAACCAGTTGGATTAGTGGCACATACTAACACATATCCACACTATTATCCTTTATAATAAGTACATAACACACAAACAACATGATCAACAACTTACACGATTTCATTCTTTACATCTGGGACTTCTATGGTTCTGATGGTTTATATCCTATAGAGGGATTACAGAAACAACACATTTTTGATGCTTTTGAAATATACAAAGAAAGACTTCAAAAAGGTGATTTAGAATATGCCCATTATTCATGGGGTTATGGTGATAGTTTGGACCGTGAAAGAATGAGAGAAATCATACTAGAATTCAACCTAAACAAAATGGAGGTAGTCTAAAATGAAAGCGAAAAAAGGGTTTAACATAGAACTAACAACTGGTCAATTTGATCATCTTTGTGAGTTAGTAATGGATGCATATAATAGAGGATACGATCAAAAAACAATGGTAGATACGCAAACGTTTGATAATATGAGCGATGCAATTTGTAACGCAAAGGAGACTTATCTCTCATGATTAAAATAGAACTAACTAGGGCACAATTTGATGAACTTTACACGGCGGTGAAAGTGTATCCTGATCTAAAAGTTATTATGGATAAGTACGCTAAAAAGTATAAACCAGTAAAACTAAATCAACCTGACTGGGATGACACTTGACAAACTGGCACAAGACCCCTTGATTTTTCCCGATTTTTATGCCATACTATTAGTATGAATCAAACTTACGAAATCACCTGTCCCGCCACTGGCGAAACTGAATTTACAACAGACTTAGATCGCGCTATGGATCTTTGTTATTCAATGTCCGAAGATCAAACTCAGTACGCATGTATTAGAGACACATTCGGCAATGTCATCGGTGAATATGGTGACATCATGGACGCCGTGGATCGCGGTCTAGTGTGACAGTCAACAAAGTGGCACACGCGGGGTCGCATCCGCGTCGTGGTCCACTATAATAAGTACATAACAAACAAACAACCCAAACAACATGAGAAAGATCGAACAGCAAATGAACAACGCAATCCGCAACGGTATCGCGTGGAGCAACTCCAACACCTGCACAACTTTCGATCCTACTAACAATATGGCATGTGAGGTTTATCTTCACGGTAACCATATTGCAACTGTTTCAGATGAAACAATCACACTTTTCGATGGTGGTTGGCAGTCTAATACAACTAAGTCACGCTTAAATGCAATCATCAATGAATTCACCGATGGCACTAAAAACGGTGTATTTCAAAAAAACTGGACTTGGTATGTAACTGACAACGGTGAAACCAAAGAATTCACAAACGGTATGACTTTGGCAATCGCCTAAAGTCTACCGACTTTTTTTTATAAATCATGAAAAAACTCCTCAACATGAAATTTATCCTTTTGGTCATCATCGGGGCACTTCTTTGGAATAACAACGACGCCCGCCATTTTACCGCTGATTTACTAGACGATACCGCTAGAATCGTCCGCCCTGATTACAAACAGTTCACTGGGGTTAATTACTAATGAGAGTTGCATTACTTGCTATCGTCCTATTATTTGGAATCAAACTAGGCACTAACGTCATATCTTCATTCCAGGAACATATGGAGACAAAAAACTCTTATATGTGTAAAATAGATGTAAGTTACTGTAAAGAGTAATGCATCACGTTTTATATGAATGGTCCGAACTAGTGGAAATTGACAAACATGTTGAACATCTAGAAAATGCCATCTTGAGCATTAATCAACTGGTCCGATCATTACATAAAACAGATAATAAACATCTATATGATAGTTCCCTTATTATCATCCGTAATGAACTACAAAAACAACTAGATGACATTCTCGCCCAGTTCCCTAACTATCAAGAACTCAGAGACAAAAAACTATGAAACAATCAGACTTCATATTAGGGCAATATATCTCTATAGATGGTGTTGATGGTTTTATCACTTTTATCTCTGAGGATTACATCACCTATTGCATTAAGGAAATTGTCTACAATGACCAACAACGAACACACGCCCGAAGACAAAATAATCAGGTCAACGTTCTCATCTTCCGAAAATACTGGGGTGACATTCAACCAACAGATAAATTACATCAGGATTACATCGGGTGAGATTATTTCTATTCTGTGGAATTCTTTTAGAGATCACCTTATAAGAGAGAGAAAAAACCAAAGAGATCCACCTATTTGATAGTTTTCCACAAAATGCGGAAAATTGTGGAAATGTGGAAAAAAACCTATTAGTGTGTTTTATCTCTCTAAATGTGTCCGCCTGTTGTACCCTTAGCACGTCCCCTATGGATTGTCAACCCCTGTGAGAATATGCAGATAAATGTCAGATAGGCACTTGACTTAATTCTCAGAATCTGGTACAATTAACCTTGTAGAGGTTCAGAAACAATCTTAGTATCTTTGAGACTTATGACTTACTTTGTTTACGACACTAACAACAATCTCCGAGGATCTTTCAGATCAATCTATGACCTCGAAGTTTATGTTGACGGTGTACGGAACTCAAGGGGAGACAGTTTCCCAAATACTCCGAGAATGTCACCCTTTGATTATCTTAAAAGTATCGGATGGATATGGGAGGTTAAAGACAATGTAGCAGCGTAGTTGACACACAGAGAAAAGTCGAGTATACTGGGGACAGTTAATAAGGTTCCTATGTGTAACTAACTAGCCCCTCTGATAAAATGTTAAGAATGGCAGTATTTTATGCCCCCTAAATGTTAAAATCGGCCACTACCCTAACCTACAAAGGTTCCCCAGAGCGATCAATATATTATTCCCTAAATCATTTACATCAGAATTAAAAAAATTTCTCAGGTAAAAAATGGACTCTAAGACTCGCGAAGAAAGACAAGATACTCGTGTATGGGCAATTGAGCAACTTATCAGGAAGGATGAGCAACTTGACCCAAGAATGTATGAATGTGCAGACTATTATGCATCTTCGTATGCATCTCAAGTTGTAGAAGATCTATATACACTATGGGTGGAGTGGAAAACGAAGAATCCCACAACTAACCCACAGATAAGAAATCGCCTATAGCAGCATGTCCCATAGATTCACTACACAACTAGAGGAAGACGACTACGGAGATCTTATCCTAACGATTCCTTATGATGTATGTGAAACGATGGGATGGGATATTGGTACTAATCTAGACTATGAAATGACCGAGGATGGACTCGGATTTATACTAAGGAAAACCCCCGATGAGTGAAGAAACAGAAGTACAGGAAGAACAACAACTAGGAGAAGCACTGCTTGCCATCAATGAGTGTCTGGTAGCGGTCCACAAGCGCCTAGAAGCGTTAGAAACGTATGTACAGGAACTACCTACCCCAGAGAAGACTTATTACAAACCAGAGGGGTATCCAGAGTACCTGAACTTACCTAGCAATTTCAAAGAAATCTACCGTAAAATCAAAATCATAGAAGATGGGATGCAAAACTAGGGGATACAACCTAAACGAATGTAGCGGTGGTGCCAACCCAGAACATTGCAATCATTATACACCAACCTCAGGGGGCGTAACCTTTGAGGTACAGGAGTATCCTGAGAATATTATCCGATCAGGTAACTACGAGATTCCTGGTAGGGAGACTGATAGGGTCATGTACCCTTTTGTAGAAGCAGATATATTACCAGCATCGAGCGGATCCACAGGGTCAGGTACAGGAAATCCATCAGTACATTGTGGAAAACAATCTAGAGTTAGTCCTTGTCAAGATACAGCAAGTGATGATTCCGTCAATCAGATCTTCTTAGATTACTATCCAAAGGATCTATCATTTGATCTACAGTTCTCTGATACATGGATATCGTACCTATACGATACATCTAATAACTCAGGTATCATTGGATCACCTTGCTTTCATATTGAAACTGAGGAACGTGATGGTGGGGACGGCGGCAGTCGTGAGATCTGTCATCCCTGTACTAATTTCACGTCAACACCTGAGGAGACATTACTCAGTTATACGGCATCAGAGACTCTTACAAACGATCCTGACTGTCCTCACCCCACATTGTTTGGTATTGGTACTAGGTCAGACAAGTTAGTATTCTCCTATGACGCCTTTTCCACAGTTCTCCCTAATGGTGTATTAGACTGGGAGTTCTCATATGATGGTGTTACATACACTGATGTATGGGATGAGGTTAATCAACAGGGTATTGCATATGAATCTACACAGAACCCTTGGCAATCTGGAGATGAAAGTTTTGATGACTTTGAGATATATGACTTCAGCGACGGATCCACAAGGACTAACTTTATCATTAAGGTAAGACTAGCGCCAATATATGATGATAGCGGCGCGACCACAGTATTCACAGGTACTAGGTGGACTGTAACAGAACTATTGAACAACGGAACGGGTTATCAGGTGGGCGATGTGTTCACTATGTCGTATACCCACACACATCCTGATAATAGTCAGACTACTCTTACCATGAATATCAGGGTAAAAACAGTTGGTCAGATCACTAATACTACTAATCAAACTGGTTTTGACGTATTAAGAGTAGGTGACACGCTAAATGGACATCTTATCACCCGCGCCTTCCACACAGAAGTGGGAGAGTTCCCATATCATGTTGTATATCTTGATGGAAACGGGTTAGATTTTACTAAAGAAACACAATATACATCAGACCGTGCCCACGTCGTCACTGCAAAAGCGGGTTATGGTATCAAAGATCGTGCATGTTTGATTGGTCTATACGAATTCCTAGACAAATCCTTACAATTTAGTACGGCAGACATTAATAGAAACGCTCCAGACATCTTCAATAGCATTGAACAACCCTCTGCAAAGGTCACTATTACTAATGGTGCAGTAACTGATATGTCTTTTAACGGCAATATCATATCTTATGACCTAAACAACCTAGAAAATAACCTTAAAAACTCTTATAGTAACGCTTCAAACGTTTCTTTATCAGGAGGAAATGGTTCTGGTGCTGTTGTAAACATTGAAACAGGTGATGATGGACGTATCAACGCTCTTGAAGTCGTCAATAGTGGGCAAAATTATCAAACTGGCGACGTACTTACCATACCAGGCGCTACAAAACCCTCTGGATCCCCTATAAATGCCACTGTAAGGGTTACTGACGTATCTACAACAGGTTCTGGATTCGCTAATCTAAAGGTAGCACCTATTTTAGAGATCTCTGGATCACCTGCATCGGAAGATGGAGACACTTCAAAGGACGCATCAGTGGAAGGAACGTTCGCAAATGGGTCATTAGCAAGTGTAAAGATCACAAAAGGCGGAGAAGGGTACACTCAAGACGATCCACCGAACATTTTTGTGCGGAATGTCTTTGAAACTACCAAAGAAATATTTGAAAACGCGGGACAGAGGGATGATTTAGTTCCAGAATTCCAAAATATGCTCAAAAGTGTGCCTACTGGTCCTGAAAAAACGGATTATGAGGTAACAGTGAGTGATACAGACCTTCAAGCTATCGCGGATGCATACGCTGAAGTACCAAAATCTACAGAATTAAGTAGTATTGAACCAAAACTTGAGGTAAAACTAGATCCAGATCAAAAAAGGATCAACCAATTACCGCAACAGAAGTACAATAAAGACGCAACTGAACCGCTAAAAGACATTATGGTGGTGGATTATGATGTTTCGTACCTCGATGGTACGGATGTACCTAATGATGTGAAAGATGTTATCCGTGAAGAGAAACCTGCATCGGCAAAACGCATCCGTCAAAACATTGATGACATCACTCAACCCCGTATTCCTGAGTTTAAAACTAATAATGAGACTAAAATTGAGACTTGTGCTGGTAGTTTTACGCAATTGCCAACTGCTTCTCAGTTTACTAAATACATTATGCGTCAATATCGCGCTGATCCTGCAAAAGAGACCACTATTAATGTCACATTGAAGTGTATTCCGCAGGATATTGGGTGTACACACTTTGTTTGTAACGCTCCTACGCTTTCTCCTGGTTACAGTGAGCAAGTTGATGAGGGAAATGTCGATGAAGAAGGTAATCCAGTCACTACAACCTACACATATTCTTACACCATGTCACCATTATTGGGTCCTGGCGCTAAGGTATGGGAGGCATCAGGGACAATGAAGATTTATCATGACTTGACGAGAGCGGCAAGAACTGTTACACTAGCGACTGATGCATACGGCAATCCATTCTCTGATTAACAAATGGCAGGTTTAATGTGTGGACTGTACATGGGCACTTGCAGTGGTCATGGTACAGGTACAGGTGCTTCGCATCATCCAGGTTTGGGTGGTGGTACTCTCCCTAATTGTCCTCATCCGTCTTTGAGTCCTACAATTACTGCAGTTCCGCTACCCGCCACTAACGCTGTTGCTATTTGGCCACCACTTTCACAACTTCCTCAAGGTGTGCCTGGTGCTAAAGTAGCAAGAGTGTTTGTAAATAAGATCGTACCTATTGTTGATCAAGATATACTGACTCCGCATCCTACTCCAACGCAGTTCACTACGACCTCTGTTGGTTATAAATGCTTGACTGTCCGCAATACACCCGCTTGGTGGTGTACTCAAGGTACAGCGGGCGGTAGAGAAGCAGCAGCGGGACACTCAAGGAAGGCAATGGCAACCAGCAAAACAGTTTTCATCGGTGGAAGACGTGCTGTTCGCTTTGGTGACCCACTCGGAGACGGTACAACGGCATTTCCATGCCTCTCAACGGTTACAGGATCAAGTAAAAATGTTTTTATTGGAGGTTAATCCTTGGCAAAAATGAAAAAGTCGCTCGTAGGCGGCAATATGATTGAATCCACCCCTAAAAAGACTAGACAGGGGACTGGACAGCACACAAAATACTCGGCAACGTCCAGAAATGGAGCAAAAAAGCGTTATCGGGGTCAAGGTCGATAAATAAAAAGGGATAGGAACCCCTCAAAAAGTTCTTTACACTATTTTGGAGGACTTATGGGTAGAAATCATGTTCCAGATCACGTTCCCGAGATGATGAAACACGATTTTGGTACAACTGTACTAATTACAGATCCAAAATCTGATCGTTATCTGCAACGTAGTCAAAAAATCGACAACAATCAATGGTCTGAGAGTCACAAAAAATGGCGTTAAAGAAAATCGGAGGTCAAAATTTTACCAAATCAAGGAGTTTCTCTGATTTGGCGATTAACTTCGCTCGTAATCCTTTTACCGATGATGTTTCTTCTGTCAAAAACGATAATTCTATCAAACAGGCAGTAAAAAACCTAATTTTAACTCAACCAGGCGAAAAACCTTTTCAACCTCTTGTCGGATCTAGAGTAAACGCTCTGCTGTTTGAACCTCTAGATCCTTTTACAGCAGATGCACTGAAGGAAGAGGTAATAAATACCATTAGTCAAAATGAACCCAGAATCGAACTCGAAAATGTTTTTGTGACACCAATTTATGAAGGTAATAAATTAAATATTACGATTGAATATAAAGTAGTCGGGTTACCCATTGTCGAAACAATCAATTTCGTCTTACAGAGACCTGAGTAATGCAACCTAATAACTTAACAGCATTAGATTTTGAGGATATTAAATCCTCGATCAAATCATACCTAAGAACTCGTACAGAATTCACGGATTATGACTTTGATGGATCTTCACTGTCGTATCTTATTGATACATTAGCATATAATTCATATTATACTGCATTCAACGCAAATATGTCGTTGAACGAGACTTTCTTGCCGTCTGCTACGGTTAGAGATAATGTTGTTAATATTGCAAAACTTTTAAACTACGTTCCTAGGTCAATTTCAACATCTAAGGCATGTTTGAAACTGGAAGTACAGACAAATCAAACTGGTGGGTCATATCCTACCTCTGTAACCCTTAAGAAGGGTCCTGTCGCCACTGGTGGTGCTTACATTTGGAATATTCTTAATGATGTTACTACTACAGTCAACGCATCTACTGGTGTTGCTACTTTCGACAGTTTGATAATCTATGAAGGATCGATTGTCAACTTTGCATACGTCGTAAATACGTTTGCATCTCAAAATTATAAGGTTCCTTCTGAAGATGCCGATATTTCAACCCTTTCGGTAAGAGTAAGACCTAACGAATCTTCTACAGAGTTTGATCTTTACAATAGAGTCGATACTGTTACCAACTTAACTCCTACAACTCGTGCATACTTCTTATCAGAAGGTGAGGACATGAGATATGAAGTTAGATTTGGTGATGACAGTGTTGGTCGTGCTCTGAAAGATGGTGAGGTCGTAGAATTTGAATATGTAGTTACTTCTGGTAAAGAAGCAAATGAAGTTAGTAGATTTAACTTCGTTGGAAGAATGATTGATACTAATGATATCACATATCAACCAAATACCATCACTGTTACAGTAAAAGAGAAATCACAACAGGGTGCAGCAGCAGAAACAGTCGAGTCGATCAAGTATAACGCTCCTCGATACTATTCTGCACAATACAGAGCAGTTACTGCTCAAGACTATGCAATTATCACAAGAAATATCTATCCTAACGCTGATTCCGTAGTTGCATATGGTGGAGACGCTTTAAATCCACCTGTATACGGAAAAGTCTACGTTGTTATCAAAACTAAGACAGGATCTCTTCTTAACGATGCTACAAAGAAAGAAATCCAGCAAGATTTGAGAAAATATGCGATGGCATCTATTGATCCCGTAATTACGGATCCTGATGACATTTATATCTACCTGAAACTGTTTGCATTGTACGATACAGGTTGCGGATCTAATCCTTCTGAGATTGAGACTGATATCAATAACGGTATTACTGATTGGGCAAGACAAACTCAAATTAATAATTTTAACTCCACATTTAGATCAACTGATTTCGAGAAAGCAGTAACACTTTCTAATAAGTGCGTTACTGATGTATCTCTGCAGACAACTATTTTAAAATATATCAAACCGTCAACCAATCAGACTAACACTTATTGTATCTCTACTGGATCTGGTCTTTATAACTCTGCTCCTAGTCAAGATGGTAGTGATGATGGCAGCGGCAACGGAAGTCAGACTTGTAAGAAAGAACCTGTAATTCTTTCTGGTACTTTTAGAACTGCTGAACGTCCTGGTATTGATCAACAGTTTGAGGATGATGGATTCGGTAATTTAAGAACTTTCTATAATACTGGTACAAGAAAGATCTATACAAATGACACTGCAGGTACAGTAAACTACGATACAGGTGAAATTTGTTTCGGTCCTTCTAATGTTATTGGTGCTGGTACAAATATTGCTCCTAATACAGCAGTATCAATCACTGATTCAATCACTGGAATTGGAACTATTGTAGATCCTACACAATTACCTACGAATATTCAAATTCCTGTTGTGTTTGTTCCTGCAAACAATAGTACAATTCCTGCAACTACACCTGGCACAATTATCAATATTGTTACTCCTTCGATTACAGTTGCACCAGTTGGCACAGTAACGCCTCCTACAATCCCTCTAAATAGTTTGACGCCAACGGTCTTCAATCAAACACCAACTACGATTGACATTCCTGCGATCGATAACTCAGGTTCTATCAGCGGCAATAGTTGCTTCTAAATTAAGAGATGAATATTAATAAGGTTTCTCAGTCTATAGCGAAGCAGACTCCAGAATTTATTGGGTCTGAATACCCGCTATTTAATAAGTTCATCGAGTATTATTATAGGTCTCAAGAGAAGACAGGTCTTGGGCAGAATATTCTCAATAATTTTCTGCAATACCTTGACATTGATAAACTCGACATCGGCATCTTAGACGGTGCTACTAAAATTGTTGAGCCTATCACTGCAAATAGTGAAAGTATTGTTGTTGAATCTGTTGACCAATTTCTTGATAGTAATGGTTCTATCTTAATTGGTGGCGAAGTTATTTACTATGAGAGTACCACATCATCTCCTAATATTGCTCTCAGTCCTGGTATTTCCTATGATCAGGTAAAACTTAAGTGGACTACCCTTGCTCAGATCATTAATGATTTTGATGGTAGTCAAAGAACATTCCCTCTGACATCTCAGGCAAATCCTGTTGCACCTCCTACAGCTCAACATTTGATTGTTAGTGTATATGGAGAAGTATTGATTCCTGGCACGGATTATACTGTAGATGGCACAAATATTGTATTTACTACTGCACCAAGAACAAGAATCGCGTCTGACGATAATTCTGCAACTTACATCACGTTTTTAAGTGGTTTTATTGAAAACCCTATCAACGCTGTTGACAATCTTTCAAACGCTTTTGGTGAGGGTAAAACTGAGTTCAAGATGACTCGTAACGGGATTGCATATTTCCCGATTGTTGATGAATATGTTATTGCTGTATATGATAATAAACTTTTAGAACCTAAGGTAGATTTCTTCCTTGATGGTGATAATTTTATCTTTGCTGAGGCACCTCTAAACGGAAGATTCTTATCCATCTATTCTGTTGAAGCACCGATTCCTTCTTTTGGATCTGGCGCACTTGGATATGCTCGTGTTAATGATGCTGGTGAGTTAACATCTATTTCTATCAACGAAACTGGTTCGGGATACAGATATCAATACCCTCCTAAAGTTTCTATTAATGCTGCTCCTAATGATTCAGGAATAGGTGCTTCTGCAACTGCTCTTGTAAATGGTGTTAAGAACTTCTCCTTGCTTGAGGGTGGTAGAGGTTATAGTGATACAAACCCGCCAACAGTTATTATTGAACTTCCTACTGTAAGTGGATCTAAACTTGCTGAATTGAAAGCAACAGTAACGAATGGTTCTATCACTGCACTAGAAATCGTCAATTCTGGTAGTGGATATACATTTACACCTAGAGTTACTTTTAGACAACCTGGTGGCGCTAAACTAGCACCTCCTACGCTTTCTAATGGTTCTATCAGTGGTGGTCTTACAATCACTGATGGTGGACAAGGATATTCAACTCCTCCAGTAATTTACGTTGATGAACCAACTGGACTTAACCCTATTAAAGCAAGTTTCCAAGCAGTATTGACTGATGGTGTTATTTCTAGCATCACTACACTAAATGCTGGTCAAGGATATACAACAGTTCCTAGAGTTGCTGTTATTGATCCTACTGGTGCTCAAGTATTAGAAACTCAAGTTGATGGCGACGGTCGTGTAATTGGTATTGACGTTTTAAGCGGCGGTAGTGGATATGATGATGTCCCTTCTGTTTACATTGTAGATAATAGACAAAATGGTGGTACAGGAGCAACTGCTACTGCTTCTATTTTCAATGGAAGAATCACCGATATCAATATTGGTAACTTTGGTAGTGGATATAGTGCTGCTCATCCCCCAACAGTTATTATTCAAGCACCTCCTCAAGCAGAAGCATCTGTTGAGATTGGTTTGAATGAAATTACTGGTTTCTCTATCAATAAAGCAGGTAAAGATTATTCTAAGGCAAAATTTGTTGGATGTGCAAGAGCAGCAAGTGGTATTACCTCTTATACTGAAACTGGTAATGCTGTATTTTCCAATAACACAATGGCAATGCCTGCTGCCGTTGATGATAATGTAAAATGTCTTGATGCTATCTTTGTCAAGAGATTATTAGACAAATATACAGAACAGTTCCTTCCTGATGTTCCTGAACTGGACTATAAGAAGATTGACGTTCGTACAGCAATCAAGTCTGTAAAAGATTTTTATTCTGCTAAGGGTACATCCTTTAGTGTCGCTTATCTGTTCAAATTACTGTATGGTGAGCAGATTAGTATTTCGTATCCTAAGGATCAAATTGTAAAACCTTCATCTGCAACTTGGTCTATTGATACCATCCTTCGTGCCACACTTGTAAGTGGTAATCCTACAGATATCAAAGATGGTCTTCTAACTCAAGAAGAAGATATTGCAGATCCTAATATTAGGTCAGCAAGTGCATTGGTTGAGAACTACATCTCAATTAAAACTTCTGATGTTGAGATCTTTGAACTTGTTCTGTCTGAAGAAACTATTTCTGGTTCTTTCACAGTTCCTTATAAGACAAAACTTGCAGAACCTCTTGGAACAGAAGATAACGTTATTACAGTTGACTCTACTATTGGTTGGCCAGAAAGAAACGGTGAGTTTGTAATAGGTGGATCTGAAGTAGTTCAATATAAGGAAAAATCACTTAACCAGTTTATTGAGTGTACTCGTTCTGTAAACAATATTGTTGAAGATTGGGATTCTGCTACAGAAGTATCTTCTAACTTTACTGTTTTCATTAACAAGGGCACTCCTCAAGAAGTAGTGATGAATGTTGTTGGTATCGTTGATGCCCAACAAACTACTCTTACTGATACTGGATCATATTACCTTTCTGGTGATAAACTGACTGTATCTAAACTTGGTGGTACTTCAACCAAACCAGAACTCGGAACTTGGTTGTATAACGTTAAAAAACTCATCGAAGTCACCAGTGTTACTTTTGGTGGTATTGATGATCGTTTTGCAACGATTACTTGCTCCAATCCACATGGTCTTCTGGTTGGAGATCAAGTTACCGTATATGGTGCAAACCCAATCATTTACAATGGATCTTTCTTAGTTACTTCTAGAGATAGTGAAACTGTATTCCAATATCAGTTACCTCAACCTGCTACAGTTGTTCCTCAGGGTAATATCCTTGTATCAGTTGACTTGAACAAAGGTAAGTCTGATAACTCTGCAATTCTAAACTCTGTTGGTCCTTATACTACAAACGTTCAGAACTCGTTCTTTAACGACAACTACGTTTATGTTGCATCTACAGGTATTCCTAACTACAAGATTGGTCCTTTTCCTGGTTCTGCTCTGTTACCTGGCAACCAACGTAAATTAAACAGATTCCCACTTGTACCTTCTACAATTTCGACCAAGAACGTAATTTCTGCTGGTCCTATTGGTACATGGGTCAATGGTGTATCTGCATGGTCTTACAAATCTAGTTTAACTAAAACATTTGGACCTGTAACTTCAATCGACATTACTGATGCTGGTTCTGATTATGATGCAGCATCTCCTCCAACAATCACTGTTTCTGGTGGTGGTGGATCGGGTGCCGCGGCCAGTGTTGTAGTTGATGGTTCTATTACCTCTATAAACGTCGATGCAGGTGGTACAGGGTATACTTCATCCCCTCTGGTCTCTATCGTTGGTGGAGGCGGTTCTGGCGCTGCTGCAACTGCTATTATCACTAAGGGTGTTGTCTCTAGAATTTTGATGAATTCTGGTGGTACTGGATATACATCACAACCTTCAATTACTATCGTTGGTGGCGGTGGTCAAGGTGCTACAGCAACTGCTGCTGTTCGTGGACCTATCAAATCTATTTCTGTTGACTCTGGTGGTGCATCTTACACTTCTAAACCAACCGTTTCTTTAAGTTCTGGTTCTGGTGCAGTCGCCCAAGCAATTGTCAACAACGGAAGAATTATTTCTATCGCTATCATCTCTGCTGGTAGTGGATATACTACTGCACCTGAAGTAAGCATCCAAGGTGATGGTTTTGGTGCTATTGCTCGTGCTACTATTGATACTGATGGTGAAAATGCTGGTAGAGTTACTAGTATTGAAATCCTGAATAGAGGTATCAATTATGTTCAGGGTACAACAATTATCAACTTAACATCAGTTGGTCAAAATGCTACGTTTGCATCTAACGTATTCCAATGGACATATAACTTACAAGAAACTACAACTTTCGATGAAGCGAAAGGAGCAGTGTTCTCGGGATATAACAACCAGTATGGTGGTGAATATGCACACCTTTCCAATCCTCAAAGATTGAGATATATCTTAGGTGATAACCTGATTGAGACTACTTCTGGTGCTATTAATGAACAGGAAACTCAGTTAGCACACTCTCCTATCATTGGTTGGGCATTTGACGGAAACCCGATCTATGGACCTTACGGTTATACAGATCCTACTGATCAATCATCTGAAATTAGCAGACTTGATAGTTCATATCGTTTGATCTCAAATCTTGTATATAATGACATTACAAACCCATATCCTTCTAGAGTTGCTGGTCCTTTACTGACTGATGAAGCAGCAGGTAAGTTTATTGAAGATTATGAATACATCTTTGGTTTAGGAGATCTTGACCAATACAATGGTCGTTTCTGTAAGACACCTGATTTCCCTGAAGGTAGATATTGCTACTTCGTTACTATTGACACAACTGAAGATGGTAATCCTATTTTCCCTTATGTTTTAGGACCTAGTTTCAACTCTATTGTTGATCCTTGGAACTTGAATAAGGATGCTGTACAACAAAATATTCCTACTGGTGTTGTTCGTTACAGAGATCCCTATGAAAATGTTGATATTGACGTTGAGAGGGCACCAAATGCCTCTACAAACGCTCTAACTACTGAAGCGGGTGATATTCTACTCTTTGATGCAGAAGACGAGAATAGAGACGGTATTATCTCTCAAGATGAGATTGATGATCCCGATCAACTCTTTGAAGAATCTCCTCTGCAACTCTTTGATTACTTCCCGAAAGTTAGACTTGATTCTAAAGTTGATATTGAAGTTGAAACAATTACCAAGTTTGAAGATGCATCTGTAACTGGATTCATCATTGAGAATCCTGGCAAAAACTATCAGGTAAATGATATTCTGACCTTTGATAACACAGGTACAGAAGGTATTGGTGTTTCTGCTCGTGTTTCTAGAATCACTGGTGAAACAATCACCTCTTATGGTTTTGAGACTGTAAATGATAAGAACTATGGTGTTGTTCAAACACAAGTTCCTCATAATATTGTTTCTGGTGATACGGTGTACATGGATTACACACCGATCATGGACAATACGAACAAAACTTTTATTGTTCGTCAATTGAAAGGTATCGAAGAACTTGTTATTGATCAAACTGGTTCAGGATATGATGAAGATATTCCCCCTACAATTATTATCGATGGTGATGGTGAATCTGCTGAATTACAAGCAGTTGTAACTTCTGTTGGTTCTATTGAGCAAGTAAATATCATCAACTCTGGTTCTGGTTATACAAAGAACCCTAGAGTTATTTTAAGTCATCCTCAAGTCTTCAAAAAAGCAGATTATTTTGTATCTTTGATTTCTCATGAGAATTATGTGAAGGTCAATGATGTTGTTGTTAATGAAAACAAGGAAACATTCTTCTGTGGTAAAACAAAAGACGCATCTGGCAATGAAGTTGCTTTCATCTCCAAATTCTCTAATTTGGGTGTTAAAGAATGGGAAAAAACTTTAGAGAGTCAGGTTGGTCAAGAATATACAGAATTTATTAGACTTGATGTTA